AAGCTACTAGGAAGAACAAGACTTTCTTTACTAATCTTAAGAAAGCAACCTCTGACGTTAACGCGTTAGTGGAGATAATTGATTCTACTTATCTACAAGATGATTGGGCTATTTTGCCATATGCTGACTTACACAGAAAAGACAGTATAGAAGCGATTGATGCCCCGTATCTTTTTACTCATGTTCGTGGTGAAATACCCCCACATGTGGCAGCAGAAGTAGATCTAGACAGGTTTGAAAAATTCGAGATTGTGTTTGCCGGAGATTTACATGCACACGACAATACTCAACGTAATATTGTATATCCAGGCAGTCCCATGACAACAAGTTTCCATAGAAATAGAGTAAAGACAGGTGCTTTACTTATTGATACGGACTGGTCATGGACATGGCATGAATTTGACTTACCACAGCTAATCAGAAAGACTATATCAGATCCTAACGATATGATACAGACTCACTACGACCACACAATCTACGAGTTAGAAGGTGATGTTCAAGATTTAGCAAAAATTAAAAACTCAGAGCTACTAGACAAGAAAGTAGTAAGACGACAGGTAGAAGCTACTTTAAACCTTACTCCCGAAATGACTATGAGTGATGAACTTGTGGTATATTTAAGAGATATACTAAATTTAGATGAAGTTAAAATTAAAGCAATTATAGGAGTGTACAGTGATTATTCTATCCAAGTTGACTTGGGATAACTGTTTCTCTTACGGGAAAGGCAACGAACTCAATCTAGCAGATGCTACTTTGACTCAGTTAGTCGGAACAAACGGAGTAGGTAAATCATCTATTCCACTAATTCTTGAAGAAGTTTTATTCAACAAGAATAGTAAAAATGTGAAGAAAGCTGATATATCTAATAGATATATTAACCAAGGTTATGATATTAGTTTAGACTTTTCTGTTGACGATGATAGCTACAATATCTCAGTTAGCAGACGAGGTACTTTAAAGTGCCGATTAACAAAGAATGGTGAAGATATAAGTAGCCATACTGCTAGTAATACGTATAAGACCTTGGGAGAGATCTTAGGTACGGATTTCAAAACCTTTACCCAGCTAGTTTACCAAAATACTAATACGAGTTTACAGTTTTTAACAGCAACAGATACTAATCGTAAGAAGTTCTTAATTGACTTATTAAAACTTGACGATTATGTTGCGTTTTTCGAGACATTTAGAGAAGGTGTTAGAGTAGCTACTCAAGAAACCACGGCTCTAAGTGCTAAAACTGATACCATCGTTAAATGGTTGACAGACAACAAATTGGAGACTACAGAGATACTTTCCAAATTAGATTTACCAAAAATCGAGGAAAAGGACGAACAGAGTCTCCGTCAGTCACAATTAGACTTTGAAAATATCTCGGAAAAAAATAAAAAAATAAATTTCAATAATAACCTATTAGAACAACTAAAATCTATTGACATTAACATGTTGCGGGCCGATTATAAACTGTACCCAGAATCGAACGATACAAGTAGTGTAATAGGAGCTATTGGAGCTTGGAAGTCCGAACTTAGTCACGAAGTTAAAATGCGTGATAAGTACGAGAACTTAAAAAATGCTGAGGATCAAGAGTGCCCTACTTGTGAGCAGCAGATAGATATGACCTTCATTGATAGAATGTATGAAGAGCATAATGACAGGGCTACACGTTGTTCTAACTTTATAAAAGCAGAACAAGAGAAACTAGAGATACAACAAAATGAAAATGAAATACATAGGACAGCAGCCAAAGGAGTTAGAGACTGGGAACAGCTCTTCACCTCTATTGACTCTGGACTCTCAACGAGAGTTAGCGATCCAGAAAGAATCAAAGAAGATATTACCTCGCTTAAAGCGAAGATTCAAATGGCTCGCAGCGGTCTGGAAGAGATAGCCGGTGAAAACGAAAGAAGAGAAAGACACAATACAAGAATTGAAATCATTGAAGAGCAAACTGCACAGTTTGAATCACAGCTTAGTGATATCACATGCAAACTTAGCAGTATTGAGGATAAACTTTCAATTCTTGAGATACTTAAAAAAGCGTTTAGTACAAACGGCCTACTCGCATATAAAATCGAATCCCTCGTCAAAGAACTAGAGTCACTCACAAATGAGTATCTCGCAGAGTTTAGCGATGGTAGATTTAGTATCAATTTCGTTGTAGAGAAAGATAAGCTTAATGTAGAAGTTACCGACACAGGTAAACTCATTGACATCCTAGCGCTATCTAGTGGAGAACTCGCAAGAGTTAATATTGCTACATTAGTTGCAATACGAAAACTAATGACATCTATTAGTAGAAGTCAAATCAATGTGCTATTCCTCGATGAGGTTAACCAAGCACTTGATGAACAGGGGAAGGAGAAGGTCGTTGAGATACTCCTTAAAGAAAAGAACTTAAACACTTACATGGTTTCTCATGGTTGGACACATCCATTACTAGAGAAAATAGAAATTGTAAAGGAAGACAATATAAGTCACTTGGAATAAAGATGAAAATCAGGAAAACCGTACAAAATAATAATGGAGATACTTTTTGGCTACACATATGCCCTTTTAGAGCAGAGTATAGACAATATATCCCAGTAGGGGTTACCTGCAAAGTGTGTGACTGGGAAGAGCTTCCCAACATGGAAAAAACTAAAATTAGACAACAAGAATATAAAGAAAGATTGGAGCAAGATTATGACTATTAAATTTACAATAGAAGATATTCTACATATAGTAGAAAGGCAACTGGACTTAGAACGGGACACAATAAAAGTAGGCGATGATCTACAAGAACAGCACGGAGCAGACAGCCTAGATTTAGTAGAAATAGTAATGGAATTAGAAGAGCAATTAGGCGTAGAGATACATGATGATGATATCGTAGCACTAAAGCTCCATGATACTGACAACTTAATCAAATATCTATTACCATAATGGTCAACAGTAGACAAAAAGGCGCTAAAGCCGAGATGCTGGTGGCTGTTATGCTAACTAAGTATACGCAACTCCCGTTTGAGCAAACCCCCGGCTCAGGAAGTGGCAAAATAAAAGGAGACTTGTATCTTAAAAATAAGATAAACAAGTATCTAATTGAAGTGAAATTTTACAGAGACGATGCAGTCACTACTAAAGTATTCACTAACAAAAGTAATAACTTTGTGCAATGGTGGGCTAAGACTAAACTACAAGCAGCTAATATGAAACAAGAGCCGCTTCTATTTTTCAAAGCCAACCATGCACAATTTTTTGTATCAACCGTTCAGAAACCGCAGAAGTTAGAACAATATATGCACTTGCCTTGGCTCGGAGCATACATCTGTTTAGCAGAGCAGTGGCTAGAACATGAACCACAGGAATGGACACATGGCAATTGAATTTGATAGCCTCGAAGTAGGGGCTCCTAAGCCTAACGGCAACCTGCTAATAGTTGATGGTCTCAACTTAGCATTTAGATGGAAACATCAAAAGAAAGAGTTCTTCAAAGTAGAATACGTCAGGACTATAGAAAGTCTTGCCAAATCTTACGGAGCAGGGCAAATAGTAGTTTTGGGGGATGGTGGTAGTGATTACCGAAAAGCTATTGACCCAGAGTACAAAGCAAACCGAAAAGAACGGTATGCAGACCAAACAGAAGAAGACAGACGAGAGTTTATGAATTTCCTCGGAGAATTTCAGAAATGTATTGATTTATGTAAAGAAAAAGGTTATCTCACTATTAAGTATAATGGTGTAGAGGCGGATGACATTGCAGCAGTCATAGCTCTCAATAGAGAAGAATGTAATATCCAAGATATTTGGCTAGTAAGCTCAGATAAGGATTGGGATCTTCTAATAACCGAGAACATATCACGGTTCTCTACCGTAACAAGAAAAGAGACAACATTAGAAAATTGGGACGAGCATTACGACTTTCACCCAGATATGTACTTAACGTTTAAGTGCTTATGTGGAGATAAAGGTGATAACGTTCCTGGAGTAAACGGAATTGGCCCCAAACGTGCTAGTAGTCTGATAGCAGAACATGGTGACGTATTTGATATAATGACACAGCTTCCAATATCTAGCAAGTATAAATTTATGCAAAACTTAAACGAGTTTGGTGCAGAGAACCTTGCAAAGAATATTGAGTTAATGGATTTATCATACGACCCAGACGGACAAGTACTCGGCCACGAGCAAGAAATTATAGGATTAGTAAAAAATTATGTCAGTTAAAGTAGATTTTAGTAAAGACGCCTTACTTGATGAGTTCGCAATAGCAACTCTCAAGGATAGGTACATGATACCAGGCGAGGATTCCCCGCAAGAGGCTTTTGCAAGGGCGTGTACAGCTTTTGCTGACGACGACGCTCATGCACAAAGACTGTATGACTATGTAAGTAATTTATGGTTTATGTTTGCAACACCAGTTCTATCTAATGGTGGAACTGCTCGAGGACTTCCTATTAGTTGTTTTTTGAACTATGTAGAAGATAGTCGTGAAGGTATAACGGATCATTACACAGAAAACGCCTACCTATCATCATTTGGTGGAGGTATAGGGGGACATTGGAGTGATGTTCGTTCGCAGGGTACAAAGACTTCTAAAGGAAGTGAGAGTACTGGAGTGATACCTTTTATAAAAGTAGTAGATGCGGAGATGTTAGCATTTTCACAAGGTGTAACTCGAAGGGGTAGTTACGCAGCTTATCTACATATGAGTCACCCCGAAATTGAGGAATTTTTAGATGTTAGAAAGCCGACGGGTGGTGATACTAATCGTAAATCTATCAATTTACATCACGGTGTGGTGGTTCCTGATATATTCATGGAACTCATTCACGCCGCTAGTAAATACCCTGACTTTGATGACAGCTGGGATCTCGTCGATCCTCACAGTAGACAAGTAAAGAAAACAGTAAGTGCACGAGCACTTTGGGTTAAGTTACTGCAAAATAGAATGGAAACAGGTGAACCGTACTTAATGTTTGAAGATGCTGTACAGGCTGGATTACCAGACTTTCAGCAACGTAAGGGATTAACGGTACACCACAGTAACTTGTGTAGTGAGATTACATTAGCCACAGATGAAGAAAGAACTGCTGTGTGTTGCTTATCCTCCGTCAATTTGGAAACATATGACGAATGGAAGAAACACCCAGCTTTTATTCCCGACTTAGTAAGAATGTTAGATAATGTATTAGATGACTTCATTGCTAGAGCACCAGAACAATTACATAGAGCTAAATTTAGTGCTATGAGAGAGCGCAGTATCGGTCTTGGTGCAATGGGATTCCATGCGTACTTACAGAAGAATATGATTCCTTTTGAAAGTATGCAAGCTACTGCAGCTAATATTACAATATTTAATTATATTAAAACACAAGCACTCGAAACAACAAAGAAACTAGCAGTAGAGAAAGGCGCTTGCCCAGATGATGATACTTGTTCTGTAAGGAACGCTCATTTATTGGCTATTGCACCGAATGCCTCTTCTAGTATTATTTGTGGAAATACAAGTCCAAGTATTGAGCCCTTCCGAGCTAACGCTTTCACACAGAAAACAAAGTCTGGAAGTAACTTATTGAAGAATAAGTTCTTAGAAGAGGTATTGGACACGCATGGTATGAACAATGATAAAGTTTGGAAAACTGTCATAATGCAAAGAGGTAGTGTACAACACTTAGGTTTCTTAACAGAAGAAGAGAAAGATATTTTCAAAACTGCTGTTGAGATAAATCAGTCCTGGATTATAGAACATGCTGCTGCTAGACAGGAATATATCTGTCAGAGTCAGTCGCTAAATCTATTCTTCCCACCTGATGTAAACAAAGGTGACTTACACAATGCTCATATGTTAGCATGGGCAAAAAATTTAAAAACGCTTTATTATCTACGTAGTGAAGCCATTTCAAGAGCAGACAATGTAACTACTGAAGCGAAGAGAGAAATTATCTTTGAAGCAGAAGAATGTCTAAGTTGTGAGGGATAAGATGAGTTTATTAGAAAAAAGAGATTACTATAAACCTTTTAGTTATCCTTGGGCATTTGAGAATTATAAGAAACAACAACAAATGCATTGGTTGCCTGAAGAAGTTAACCTACAAGATGATGTAAAAGATTATAGAGAAAAACTCTCGCCTGAGGAAAGACTACTTATAGATAATATATTTAAATTTTTCACTCAAGCAGACGTGGACGTATGTGACGGGTATGCTCAGCATTACCTACCTACGTTCCAACAACCAGAAGTAAGAATGATGCTTGTTAGTTTTGCTGCTATGGAAGCAGTACACCAAGAAGCATATTCCCTTCTATTAGATACTCTAGGTAAAAGTGAAGAAATGTACCAAGAGTTCGCAGAAATACAAGCCATGTCAGATAAGCATGAATATCTAACAGATTTTAACATGAGTACAAAACATGAGATGGCAAAAACTATGGCAGTATATAGTGCATTTACAGAAGGAGTACAGCTATTTAGTAGCTTTGCAATTCTTCTTAACTATCCAAGACATAACTTAATGAAAGGTATGGGTCAAATTGTTACTTGGAGTATTCGTGATGAATCTCTCCATGTAGAAGGACTCTCTAAACTATTTAGAACTTTCATGCAGGAGAACCCTGAGTTATGGACGGATAAGTTAAAGTATGAAATCTATTGTGCTGCTGAAAGAACAGTAGAGTTAGAGGATACGTTTATTGATGTATGCTTTGGCAAAGTTACAGTTCCAGACCTGACAGCAGTCGAAGTTAAAGAATATATTAGATATATTGCAGATAGAAGGCTACTAGGGCTAGGTATGAAGAATATCTTCCATAGTACCGAAAATCCTTTACCTTGGATTGATATGCAGGTTAACGCAGTTGAGCATACCAACTTTTTTGAAAATCGTGCTACCGAGTATGCTAAGGCAAGCACAAAAGGCAATTGGCAGGATATATTTAAATGAGCAATGAAACAATAGAGATCCCAGCTATTACGATAGACGGGACAGAGTATATAATTGACCAGTTGAGCGATGAGCATAGGAACATTGTTAACCACATTCAAGTTGCAGATAAGAAAGTCACAGATTTACAGACTGAAATCGCAATCATGACAACGGGGAGACAAGCCTACATCAATCAACTCGGTGATGAGTTAGGAAAAGAGGATAAACCATTTACGCCTGAATTAGTAGTTAATTCAGATAAGTAATGCAAATCTTTATAGGATACGAGGAAAGTCACCCCGAAATGTATGAAGTGTGTAAGGCGAGTATCGACAGATTCTCAAGTTCACATACTATACGCCCACTAAGGAAACAAACCCTACAAGTGGGAGGGGTGTACACTCGTGAGTACCAAGGCGAAGCAACTGATTTCGCCTTCACTCGTTTTCTAGTTCCCTTTCTAGCAGGATACCAGGGCTATGCCTTATTCTGCGATGGAGATTTTATGTGGAGATCCGATCCCGCAGAACTAGAGCAGTACCAAGACGAAGATATTAACGTTCATGTGGTTAAACACCCTGAACTTATTACTCGTCAAGGAATTAAGATGGACGGCAAGGTAAACCGTCCGTACCTTTTTAAATACTGGTCATCTCTCATGTACATGAATTGTGCTAAATTAGAGATAGACCCTAACTATGTTAATCAAGCCCCAGCGGGTGATTTGCATGGTTTCAAGTGGACAGACAACCTAGGTAGTTTGCCCGCAACTTATAACAATATGGTAGGATATTATGATATTTATAATCCCAAAGCAGTTCATTTTACCGATGGCGGTCCCTGGCTTAAAGGTTACGAAAATCAAGCCTACGCTGATGAATGGAGAACTGTCCTAAATGATAATTGCAAGTGATCAGTTCGATTTTCTAGAACACAGGCGTAAACAAGAATCGGCCCACCATAACAGGTTATCGAATGAAGAATTTGACCCAATCTCGTCCATACTCACAGTCGAAGTAAATACTACCGAACTTTGTAATCGAACTTGCGTCTTTTGTCCACGACATGACCCCGAAGTTTTCCCAAACAGAAACTTGCATATGACTCCGAAAGGAGCATGTAGCATAGCCAAGGAACTTTCCCGTAATTCTTATCGTGGAAAGATCTCTCTTAGTGGTTTTGGAGAAAATTTACTCAACCCAGAGTTTCCTGAAATTATAAAAAGTTTTAGAACACATCTTTCTTCCAACATTATCGAGTGTAATACTAATGGGGATAGATTGACTTCAGAGTATGCAGCATCACTATTTAGAAATGGTCTCTCCCTTCTGTATATTAACTTATATGATGGAGCGCATCAGATGGAACATTTCGATGAAGTTATGCGTGATTTACCTAAAGAGAAGTACAAGTATAGAATGCATTGGAGCATGAAGGATCATGGGCTTATTCTTAATAATAGAAGTGGCACAATTGATTGGCTCGGTGTAGAAGAGAGCGATATAAAGTCTCTGCAAGGAAAGCCCTGTCATTATCCTTTTTACAAGATGTTTGTTGACTGGAATGGGGATGTTTTATTCTGCTCTAACGACTGGGGTAGAGAGCACGTCATAGGGAATCTGATGCAAGATTCTCTAATGAATGTGTGGTTTGGAAAGCCTATGAGAAAAATTAGGCGTAAATTAGCCAAGGGAGATAGATCAATGTCCCCTTGCAACAAGTGTAGTGTCGATGGGACTCTATTCGGCAAAGAATCTTTTAATATAGTACAAGAATATGAGAATAATAGGTAAATTAAAAACAAAAGCGTACGAGAGGTTTAAAGACCACTTTGGGCTAACAGAAGCGAGCTTAGTGGATGACCCGATAAGAATTGATGTCATGGCGGACGATACTAACCCAAATGAAGTAAGCATTGAAAACGCATACAAAACACGATGGATATGGTATCATACTATCCTAGCAATAGGTATCTTTATGACTAATATTTTATTGATAGCGATACTATTACTATTAGGAATTAAATTATGAAAATAGGAATAACAGGTAGTTCAGGTTTAGCTAAAACCCTAGCGGGTGTCCTACGAATTGATGCAGGACATGATGTAAAGGACTTCCGAATAGAGGATATTACGAGTAATGATGTTCGCTTTTGGGGATTTGAGAAATTAGATGTAATAGTCAATTTCGCACATGACGACTTTGAGCAGACTAGAATACTAGAAATAGCTCATAGGGCTTGGAAGGATGATAAGAGTAAGTACATAATAAACATATCCTCTAGAGCCTCACAGTCCAACATATCTAAGGGATATTTGTACGCGTCAGCGAAAGCCTCATTAAATCATCTCACTAGTAACCTTACATATAATTCTGACAAGTTATATAGAATTTGCACTATAAATCTGGGTTTGCTTAACTCTGGGGATTTACCAAGTTTAACACATAAAGAGGTAGCGGAAGTTATAAAATATTTAGTAGCATTACCCGAACATTTAGAGATTCCTGAAATTACGATACAACATTCCGCAAATTATCAGGAAGTTCAACACGATAAGCAATTATTAAAAGAAATAGCTGCAATGAGTGACAAGTTGATATGATAAGTATTGAAGAGAGAATAATTAAATTACTAGAGAACAAGAATGTAATTCTAGTAGGAAACTCAGTAGAGATACTGAACTATGAAAGAGGAGAATTTATTGACAGTCATGACATTGTTATTCGTATGGGGAGAGGTGTCCCGATGCCTAAACATTATGTACGCTTGGGTAAAAAGATGGATGTCTGGGCGACAGGATTCCTAAGAGCCGAACAAATGGGTGGACGACCCAATCTTGTGGATGTTCCCAAGTTACTTAACCGCACCCGTATAAATCTTAACTCAGCTAGGAATGTACACGAAAATCTATCAAATGAATTTCATACAATGTTTACGGATGATGAACTTTTAGATCTTTATAAAGAGTTTGGATATGTGAATAATGCAGTACTAGGACGACCATCTAATGGTTTTATAGTACTATTATGGTTAATAAAGAAAGCGTGGGTTTGGAAGAGCTTGACGTTAGTTGGGTTTGACTTCTTTGCTAAGAAAGGACCATTTAAGGTTGGAGCTGCGTACCCGAATAGCTGGCATATGCCGAGAAATAGTGTTGATGAGATCCCCCATAATGTACCCGCAGAGCGTGATTATGCTTTAGAAATGCTTCGTAATGGAATTATAAAGTGGGATATTCTTTCAGATTTGAAAGAAGAAATCTTGGAAGACTAAGTATTCTCGTAGTCGTAAAGAGTTGTCGATTTGGTGCTGAGATTTTTGCGGACTTTGTTGACATGCCAACCTAGCATTTCAA